CCTTCCGTGGGATAATTGTGCAAGCTCCCTCTGCGTGTGGATCGGGTTTCCGTTGTGAAAAACCGGATCAATGTGGATGTTAGGGCCTAGGAGACCGCGAGGGCCGGGTAGTACTGGCTCGGAACTGAGGGTAGGTGAGCTATAAATAGCCTGGTAGACTCCTGTTGGAATCTGTCTGCCTTAAAATGGCGTGCCCTACCTGCTGAGAGTCCCCGCACTCCCGTCATGGTGGTTACTATTCCCCCCCCTTCCACACAAGGTAAAACACCGCGCTCCGGGCGCTACTGTGTATAAACATGAATTGAACCGGACCCAAAACTAGAAAAAATGTGGCACAGGAAAAGTGATATAACGCTCATCCCTTTGTGGACGACCTGTGTCGCGCTCGATAGTTTTCCCGAGTTTTCAGCTCGGTTTTGGAGCGCAAGATTACTTCGCCGTCGAAAGGGGGGTCGGTGCGCCCCCCCGGCTGACGTAAAATACACCGAGCATCCACCTGGAGATAGCGCAGTTTCCAGGTGTACCAAAGCGCATAGCCTTAGGAGGAAGGCTAGGACCTGTCTTAAGTTCCTTGAGAGGGAATTCAGGTTGAAGAGGGCGTACGCTCTCCCTTCCCGGATTGAATGCGGTCACCTTCGATCCGCTATCCGGTCCTGCTTCCGCGACCTTACGGAAGTTCAAGAACTATCGGTTAAAACATCACAAAAGCTTGAAAAGAGTTTTTGTCGTCGATGCGAAAGTTTCGACGTCATAACGATGAACAAATGGAAAGAAGGGCGTGTCCGGGAGGTCGAACATGATGGTGATCATGTCCTCCTTTTCGCGGAGCAATTTGGCAGGAATGTCGATTGCGGTTGGGACAGAGGTAAGTACCCGTATATCCCGAACGGGTCCGCTTGTCTAGGAGTGACGAGGCGCGAGGGTGGAACATGGCGTAAAGGCGGGGGTCTCAGTGGTCACTGTGAGGTGACCAGTGTGATTTCCGCTGGCAAACCGAGAATAGTTACCCTATTCTCGGAGACAAATAAAGCCGTGTTGCACTCCCTGCATCACTCCCTTTATGACAGCCTTGCAAGGAAGGGATGGCTTCTTGTTGGTAGCCCGACCAATGAGAAAGTCGCCTCGTTGAATGGTGGCGAGTATATCAGTGTGGATTACCAGTCCGCGACTGATAATATAAAGACCGTATATACTCGAGCCGCCATCGAGGTTCTTATTCAGAAAGCAGAGGCACTGACCGATGCTGAGGTTCACGCCCTCAGGTTGGTCGGGGACTGGGAATTTGAC